AAGCACACCAAGAGGGAAGTTTATTGCGAATAGTAGTGATAAAAACTTCTTCTTTAAATGTTGGGAGAATACAGAGGATAGGTGGAAAGTCTTCAATATAGATAGTGAAAAGGCAGTGAAAGAGAGAACGATTAGTGATGATTGGACAGAACATAAGAGAGATAAGGCTATAAAATTTTTTAGAAAATCAGAAGGCTATACTAAGTGAGATGGAATACGCACAGGAATATCTAGGCCAATTCCTCGACGATAATAGACAATGGTTTAGCGATGAGTTAATTTCAAGTTGTCAAGATACAGAAAGAAAAAACAGAATAGACAAGAAAGATGCTATCTACTTTCTAGGAGTGGATGTTGCTAGAATGGGAGAAGACGAATCAGCCTTTCAAATTTTCGAGCTTAAACACGACCACTTATTCCAAATAGAAAACCAAATCACTAAAAAGACTACTCTACCCCAAACTTTCCAGCATATAAAGGGCTTGCACTCTTTATATGATTTTTCTAAAATCTTCATCGATTCTGGCGGAATTGGGGTAGGGGTTTTTGACTGGTTAATGTATGATGATGGCACAAAAAGCATAACTGAAGCTATTGACAACTCTCAGCAAGTTATGAGTAAGGATGGAAAGACTAGGAAGCTAAAAAAGACGCTAAAATACTCTCATACTAAGATGTTAATGGAGACAGGAAAGATACATTTGCTAAATGACAGTAATATCTTCCAAAGCCTAAAAAGTGTCCAATATGCCTACACAAATGACAATTTAGGGGTCAGACACCTCAAAATCTTCGGAAATTACACACATATTGCCGAAGGGATCACAAATTCGGTCTGGGGAGAGAAAAGCAAAGGTTTAAATCTATCAGTTTATTCAATAAAGGTATGACTGACTCAGGCACACTAGCAACTTCGGCACAAGTTCTTTTAGCGATAGGAGCGAATGGAAGCGCAGCACAAGTTTTAGAAGCCAATACAAACTACTGGATTCTATTTGCCGAAAGTGAAATGAGTTTAATTGCAGAACGAGACCTAGTTGGAGACTATGCAAACATCACAGCAATTTCTAAACAATGGCTAGCGATGGTCGCAAGTCATAGAGCGGCGTTTCATGCTATTCAACAAAACCAAAACACATGGCAATTAGCAACGTCACAATCTAAATTAAATGTGATTGATTCTATTTGGAAAGATGCTGTAAAGCATTTAATAGATAAGGATAAAATTGCATTGATAGGATTATAATGGCTCTCCCTCAACCTTTCACAACAACACAGCCCTCAATCGCAACTTACAATTATACAGATATAGAAAACGGGACAGGTGTAGTCACTTTTTACGGATTCAATAGTTACAAAACAGGAACTACAACTTATGGATTATCAGACCAAGTCATCTATTCTAATGATGCTACAACTACTAAAATAGGCGGAGACGTTGATGTCGAGGAGAAACAGCTAGATTTAGATTTTGATGTAGTTTTCAATGTTCCTCGAACTATTAAAGGAACTGTGAAAGTTCAGTATGTTTTGGTTGTTGGAGACACTTCTAGTGCTGGACTACAAGGACAAATATTTGGAATAGTTAAGGTTAGACACTGGGACGGCACAACCGAAACAGACCTAGCGACGGGAACTTCGGAAACCGTTACAGCTGGAAGTTTACAAGCGAATGGTTATGTTAAAATGATGGAATTACCTCTAGCAACTGAAAGATATTTCGCAGCGGGAGACACGTTAAGAATTACTATTGAAACATGGAGCGGACCAGGCTCGGTAACTGTTCAAGGTGGGATAGCTCACGACCCAGAAAGCAGAACTCTCGACGACACAAACTACCCCTCAGATTTAGATATTCAACCCCCAACTTCAACTTTAAAAGTTCAAGTTCCTTTCGTCTTAGACACATAAAATGGCAGAATTCGACCTAAACAAATCAACAACAACAGATTTCACTAATCAAGTCCCAGACTTTATAGTCGATGCTAAAAACTTAGATGTTGCAAATGCTAATAAAGAAGAGACTTTTGTATATTTTGAAGATGCTCAAGAAGACTTTGGCTACTATTTAAATCACCCTCAAGTGTCTAGCCCAATCAATAGTTTAGCGACGTGGAGCGTTGGAAGAGGAGTTGAAATTGAAAATCCAAAAATGAAAGTCTTACTTGAACACATAAGCGGGATGGGTAAGGACACCTTTGATACTATTATGTGGAATCACGAAGTCATAAAGCTAGCCGTCGGTGATGCTTTTTGTGAAATCAAAAGGTCAAAAATTCCGTTAGTTAATACTCTAGTCAATTTAATTCCAATTAGCCCGGAAAGAGTTCGAGTTGTTATTAAGGGAAGCAGAATCATAAGATATGAAATTTATAACGGAAGCACATGGGTTAAAAAGAAAACTACTGATATTCTACACTCTCAGAATAAAAAGAATAGGCGACCAAATTCATGGGACTTCTTTAATCCAATCAAACAAAAAGGTTATCGATGCTTTGTTAGAAGCTAATGACGACGAGAGATTAATAAAACACAGAGACAAAGCCTTAGGTATTGTTTATTATGAAACTAACAACGGTGGGAAAATAGCTTATGCAAATGAGCAAATAGAGAATGCTGTTAAAAATGGTGAAATGGTTGGACTTCCAAAAGACACAGCTAAGATTGAGCCTTACCCTAGCAAGTCAAGTGAAGACAGACAAAACTGGCTAACATATTTAGAGAACTTAAACTATCAAACTGGCGGAGTTCCTAGAAGTATTGCAACCAGCGACGGAACTTCTGAAGTAGGTGGGAAGATGGGACACGTTATCTTTGAGCCTATATATTCAAAAGAACAAAGAGACTTAGAGGCAGACTTATGGAATCAAGTTGGAATCAGATTAAAATTTAATAGGCCGCCAAGTTTAGGCGGGATGGAGCCAGCTCCAATAGACGAAGCTAAGAATACAGGACAAACTTCTATTCAACCTAACGATGTAGAGGCATCTATAACTAGAGAATAATGGTATTAATTACACCCGGAATACAAGCAAGAGCATTAAAAGATTCTATTTCAAAAGAAGATAGTTCAAATAAAAAAGCTGAATGTGATGCTAGGGGAAGTGGATGGAGATGGAATGAAGCTAATCAAGTTTGTGAAAGGGTGGAAGTAGACACACCAGATCCAGAGCCTAAACCTCGAGACCCTAGAAATGTAGAGGTAATTAGGAATCAAGACACTGGCGAACTCACCGGAATAAGAAGAGGTGATGATACACTTTTAGGTATTCCTTCCGAAGAGGTTAGACTACTCGCAGAGAAGCAAGCGAAGAAACAGGAGTTAGTTGTAGGTGGCGCAGCCGAAGCCTCACAAGCTAGAGCGGCAGAAAGACAACAAAGACAAGGCTCAGAATTAGCGGGTCAAGTTGGAAGTGACCCAATAAATGAATTAGAACAAAGATTCTCAGCCCAAAATGTAGATTATATTGCAGCCTTCGCTTCGGGAGTTCCGGGAATTATACCCGATTTAATTGGGGGATTCACAACCGGTGCTGGAATAGGTGGCGGTGCGGCTTTGGTAGGGGGACAGCTAGGGCCACAAGTTGCAACACCAGAAGAAGTTGTGACAGTTCCGGCGGCAGCGTTGGGGGTAGGAGCTTTATTTGCTATTTCTAATAGTATCAAGGGTTATTATTCTGACGTAGTGAGAGATATAGCAAGCCAAAAGGGAGCTATTATTGAGACACCAATTAGAACATTAACAGAAACTAAGTCACAGATGAATGATATTATCTCTGCGCAGAATGCTAACCCAGCCGAAGCAGTTTTAAATTTAGAGGCGTTTAATTCTCAATTACAATTAATAGACGACGAGTATGACAGATTGAAATTAGAGAGCCAAAGCAATCTTAACAAATTTTTAGGAGAAAATGCAATCAATCAACTACAAGAATATCAAGTTTATTATGTTACTGGGGGAGAAAGAGATAGACAGATAAGGGATTTCCAGCTAGCCCTAGCAAACCCAGACCCAGCCTTAGTGAGAGTTGGGGGAGACCAATTAAAAGAATTAAATGCTAGAATTACTGAGGAGTTGAAGAAATTAAAATGATGACATGGAAAATGTTAATAGGTATTTCTATGATGGTTTATGGCTTCGGAACTATGTGGGGTCTATTATGACAGAATCAACACACAGGCCAATTATAGAAACCATAATTAACACAGCAGCCCTAGCTCTAACAGCAGCCGGAACTAATATTTGTTTAACAGAGAGAGGCTACTATGGATTTATCTTAATTGGTTTTGGAGCTGGTTTAGAGTTTTTTAAGTATTGGGGAAGAAAAAAACTATTATGGTAATCTTTATAAAGTTTAAATTCTAAAACAAAATATGGTAGATGAAGATAAAAAAACTGTGGAAGCTGTCGAAGAGCCAAAGGAATCTGTATCAATAGTGGACGAAGCTAGAAAAATCAGAGACGATATTGTTAAACAGAAAGAAGAGCTTAAAACAGAAAACGATAGAAGAGACAAACTAAACGCAGAAGAGATGTTAAGCGGAAGTGCTGGCGGACATGTCGAAGCCAAAAAACCTAAAGAAGAAAGTGATGTAGATTATAGCAACAGAATTTTAGAGGGGAAAGCAGATGCTCCCACCGAATGATTTAGGTTTGAAAGTAGGAACTAAAAAAGAGGCTTTGTGGACACGACTTTTAGTAGGTGCTGAGAAAAATCTAGAAGATGCACAAAACGAGATAACTTTTCAAACAGAATTAATCAAACTATGCAAAAACAAAATACTCTTAGAAAAAGAAAGTAATTCTACTGGTTATCCTAGTAGGTTTTTTGCTGTTTCCTAGTAGGGTATTCAGTAGGTTTTGGAAAGGGGATAGTTTGGAGCGTGAAAACTGGCTTTGATATTCTCGACATAGACTTAGAAGAAATGGGAATCGACACAACAACATTTTATCAATATCTAGTTCAATACAAAAATCACATAGGGGGACAAAATGCATCTATACTTTACAACACGGGGAGTTAAGTTTTGGGTAGACAGGTTTATCACAGAACTACAAGGAATGTATTTGCCTTTTAAATATCAGGGGAAAGAGAATAGTTTTAGATTACAAGTAAGGCCTCTTCAAATTTGGGAAGTTGTCTTTCCAAAAGAACACAAGGACTTAATCTTAAACACAATCATCAATCCCGACGGTGCTTATCACAAAAGACATAACAAGTTTATCTTAGCTATTCGGAAAGTGTTAGGAGTTAAGCCAATTCCAAAGTATGACAGAACTAAATCAATGCCTATAACTAGAGCAAACATAGACGCTACTGGGATAGGAATTAAAGAAGATGGAGTCTTAGATGACAAGTGGAAGACAGAAGCACTATAAGGGTTTTAAATTTCTATTAGGTAAGGCCTATTTTGATAAGGGGTATTCCTTAACAAATTATTTTTTCAAACTAGTTGCTGTGTTTGGTTTAACGACGAGGATGGCGAAAGCTACATTTTATATTCTATTTATCTACTCTATTTGTTGTTACTTTCTAGGTAGAGCGTGGTATAAATACAAGATAATTGAAACAGAAAACGAGATTAACAATATCTTTAATCCTTTCATGCAAGTGATGAGAAAGGCCATAAAATAGAAACCTTTATATATTCGGTATACCGAATAACTATATGGAAGAAGAAAACCAAACTGAAGAAGAGCAAGAAGAGGATTCTGAATAATCGCTAACGAAGCAATTTTGAGAATAATGCAAGACGACCCTATAGACTTCGAAGTGGATGAAGCAGTAGGATTAGAAAAAGGAACTATATGTTTATTATCAGATGGTCGAGGAGCTTATGCTTCTGACGCAACTTCGGGCGGAGTGCCTGCGGGTATTGCACGAAGAGAAAAGATTGCTGGTGACGGACGAACACGACTAGGTTTATTTAGAAGAGGTATTTTTGATTTAACTTGTGCAGGTGGAGGAGTGACTTTAGGACAGCAAGTTTGTTTATCTGACGCTAACCAAATTAGAAACTGTGCAACTGATGGGACAGAAGATAACGTTGCAATCGGTAGAGCTTTAGAAACTGGAGCGGCTTCTGAGGTTATTCAAGTGGCGGTGAATTTCTAATGGCTGACAGCAGAGGAATGGCTGACTTATTTGGCTTAGACATAGACAAATTAGCAAAGGGATTCGGTAAGCAAAATTATAATTTTCTACAAGAATGTCAAACTAGAAAGATGAAAGGTGATAGTGTTAGGTGGTTTTCAAAGACAGCTGGGACATTAACAGCTACAGCACCTAGTGCGATTAAAGATGTTTCTCCCGGTTCACACCCAGAAACTTTAGAGGTGTCATGGACACGAACTACTTCTTACAAAAAGAAATACTTTGTTGAAGGATTCTTAGATTCAGAAGACATCAACGACGCTGAAATAGATACTTTCGCAACTACCGTGAGAGACTTGACAGAAGCGTTAGTGAAAGCTAGAGATGTAGACTTATGGAATGTAATGAGTGATAATCAAAGCGGAGCAAATATTCAAACTTTCGCTACAACAGCGCAAGGCGGAGACCAATGGGACGCAGCAGACTACGCAGCTGACCCAGTTGTAGATTTATTACACGCTAAGAAATTGATAATCGACCAAGGCTATAACCCAGAAGGAGCTACTTTATTGCTAGACACTCTAGGATATAAAAGTTTAGTTGCTTGGTTAATCTCTGGTAAGGGGTCAAGTATTCCAGGCTTTAGTTCTGAAAAGATTAAGAGTGGGATTGTCATGGGATTGCTAGGTTTGAATCTCAAAGTCTCTATTAATGTTACAACTGATTTCGCTTTAGTGATTGTGCCTAAGAGGGCAGTGACTTATTCAGAGAGTCAAGGTATAACTTCTAATGTTCAAGACGACCCCGGGCGAGGAAAGAACATAAGAGTTTGGGCTAGTGGAATTGCTTATAGGACAGACCCTAACGCAATAGTTTTAATCTCAGATATTAACACCGCATAAAATGACAGAACAAAATATGAAACTAATGTATGACAACTTTATTAAGTTGGGACTAGTAGACAAGGCTAAGGCCATCTCTGATATTCCAAGATACTCTCACTTTATAGTTGAAGAAGTTAAAGAAACTAAATCTAAGAAGGAAAAATAATTGTTCACGGAGAAAAGGAATCGAGCTTTAAAAAAATTGTTCTAGAAGATGTTGAAGCTAATTCTACTGTGCTGCCGTAGAGCAAGCATAATTAACAAGTTATTTAAACTTTGATTCTATAAAATTTTATGGTAACAACAGAAGCGGGAACCGTAGGGACTAAGGTGATCAGTAAGGATTGGCCAGTGGAAGAAGGGCTAGTAGCTGGGACAACTAAGCAGACAGGCACACCCTACCTAGAACCTATTGAAAAATAATGGTAGACAAAGCTAAGACTGAAAGGACTTTGAATAAGCTAACCGGAAGAAAGCAGAATGTCAAAGCTACAGCCATAGGTCAGATGGGGAAAGAGCCTTTGATACTTCCAAATTATTCCGGTGTTAAAAAATTTGTTTCTGAAAGAGATAATGTTTTCAGTCACGACCAATTAAGCGGAGTAAGTGCTGACGACCATCATGCTCAATCACACTCTCATGTATCTCACACAGGGATAGGAACTGACGACCATCACGCACAGAGCCACAACATAGCCTCACACTCAGACACCTCAGCAACGGGAGCAGAGCTAGACACATTAACAGATAACTCTATGGCTGACACTTTGCATAGACACTCTGAATTATCTGCAAGTGATGGGACACCCGACGCACAAGTTAAGGTTAGTGCTACGGGGGTAACTACCATAGGCGACGGCATAAACTACACAAGTATAGACGTTGATGGGGATTTAAAATTAGAGGGGACAGCTGATTATCTAGTAGGGGACGGGTTTAACATAAATAAATATGCTTTTAGATTTGGTGCAGCAGAGGCGTATGGCCTAGAGTTTTGGGGGACGGGTGGGGGTGATGTATTCCATAATTCAACGGGTAGCACAGCAACACCCGCTATGTTTATTGGTGGTAATGTTTCGAAGTGGCAATTTTGGAGTCCTAAATTCGTTATGGACGTGAATGGTAATTTAGGATTAAACACAGCAACGCCAGACGCTAAACTACAAGTTGTAGGGACTACTAAATTTGGAGATGACAACACAAACTATACAAGCACAGAGACCGACGGGACTCTAGTATTCACTGGGAATGCTAAGGTTTGGAAAGACATAAACATAGCCGGTTATCTTTTAACAAGGCCAGCATCATCATCTCCGGGAGTTGTAAGTTTTTTAGATGAAACCGGGACAGACACAACAATCGAAACTTATGGCTTTGCTATTGGTGAGAAAGTTCACGGGGGTTTTGAATGACAACACGACTACGCAGAAGGCACAGACTTAACTTTTCATGTTCACTGGCAAGGTATTACTGCGCCGAGTGGAACTGATAATGTTCAATGGAGACTTAATTATATTGTAATGAGAGACGGGACAACACTAAACGCAGCGGTTACAATAGACTCGCCAGATACAGCTTTTGACACTCAATACGAAACTGTTTGTTCTAACTTCGCAGCAATAACCGGAACAAATTTTTTAATAGGTGACCAATTTATGTTTACTTTAACAAGAGTAGCGGCAACGGGCGACGCCTACACCGGAGAGGCCTTAATAGCAACAGCGGGAATACATTATGAAGTGGACACGGTTGGAAGTAGATTAATATCTACTAAATAATAAAATGGAAAGAGAAGATTTAATTTGTGAATTAGAAAGGCTAGCGAGGACAGAGGCAGACACCAAGCTAGATATGATTAGGAATGTAATTATCCACGTCGTCGAATATAAAGAACTCTTTGGTTGTGACGAATATATCAATAGGTATGTGTCTATGTATCTAGATAATAGGCATTTTATTAACCACCAATAAGTATATAAAGGATAATTACTAAGTCTTAGTATGACAAACAAAGAACAAGAAAAAAAATTGTTAGAACAAGATTTGTGTCAAGCAATTCATAATGGAGATAAAGAAAGTATAGAACTTTGTGAAAATGAATTATTTGATTTAGAAATACAAAATAAATTGAAAACACAAACAATACCTCAATTTATGTTTTGCAAAGAAGCAATCAAAATGATACCTATGGATAAATTAACTGCAAAGCAAGAAGACTTTTTATTAGAGCAAGCTAGAGAATGTGATGGTTGTAGAAAGATTAAACCAGAGGGTTGGGAAGATAACACTTTCTGCCCAGAGTGTGAATGATATGAGTTTAAGTGATAAAATAGAAATTGAAGGGCAAGGAACTTGGGGATATAAAGAAGGTTTTTTAGGTGTTGAAGATGTGATGGAAGCTGTTAAGGTATTGAAAGAATCTTTTTGTGTAAAAGGAAAGAATAAAGTTGCTAATTATAATAAAGGGATTCATTTAATTATTGATAAAATATTTGGAGATAAATTAATATGAAGACCATAAACATAACTTTCACAAGTGCGGAGTTTTTGAAGTTGTCAAAGGCTAAGCGTTTATATTGTGTCGAGGTTAATAGTAATTTAACGTGGCACGAATTTATAATTAGAAAGTGTTCGAATGGCGTAAGTGTTCGAAAGCTAATGAAAGGGGGAAAAAATGATAAAATTTAAAGAATTAAGTGGATGGTTGAAACTAGCAGCGATAGGCGGATGGGGAGTTATAGCAATCTGGTCATTCTATTTTGGTTTAGGATTTTTTGGAGAATTATATGGTTACTAAAAATTGTGCTGAGTGTAATACAGAATTTACGTATGAAGAAAACCCTCAGTTTCCACGTAAGTATTGCTTTGCGTGTAGTAAGGCCAAGAAAGAAGCGTTTAATAATAAGACACAACAGCCTCTAGCTAACAACGCACCACCAGTTAAGCAAACAGATAAGGCTGTGACTATCTATGTAAGTTATGCTAAGGATATATTTATAGCTATTCGAAAAGATGACGCAATAAGCGAAGAAATCACAATGAATATTGCGATTGATTTAGTTAAACAAGCTCAAAAGGCTTTTTCATAGTTATTGCAAAATAACCACTTTTTATAGGGGGGTATATACGGGTTACTACCCAAACCCCTCTTTTATAGTCCCGTGTGGGTTGGAGGACTAACTAGTGAACTGCTTTAAAGCAAAACAAGACCCACATTTATAATTATGAGAGCGAGTAAGAAAGATAAGAAGAAAGGTATGCAAATGAAGAATTTATGATATATAAAAAGCAAGTAGGAAATAAATATACTCCACTACAATGGAAAATTATAACTATTTATTTTTTAAAAAAAATGGAGAAAATAAAAAATGAAAAAGATTGAACAAATAACAGAAGAATTTTTTAGAAGAAGATTTCCTGAGTTGGATATTAAGTTTGAAAAACAATGTGGATATTTTTATGAATGGGTTAAGAGATTTGAAGGAGGTAGTCCTGAAATATTTATGGATAGTATATCTTTAAAGGTTTGGGAGGAAATTAGAAAAAAAGATTTAAAATGAAAGAAATAACAATAAAGAGCTTCAATATAGGAGACATTGAAAAGATAGCAAAAGACTTAACTCAGAGTATGGGGACAGCCATATACACAGAGTTTAATCGTTTGCTAGAGCGTGTTAATGAGTTAGATGGGATAGTTAAGGGATTGAATATGCGTTTGTTAGATGTTGAGAATAGCGAAGTGTTTGAATAATGCAATGTGAGAAGTGTGGAAGGTATCTAAGGAAAGCTAAGATTTGTAGGGTGTGTTATCTGAGGTTGAGGTATGAGAAAAAGAAAGCTAAATCAAAAACCCCTTAATTTCCCATGGAACTACTACTCTCTTTGGCTACTAATAAACTAACCATTAAACACACTTCCAACTTTGGCTTAACTGGTGTATGGTGCAGTTTTGCACTCATTATGTATAAGCATATACCTACTTGAATAAACAGATTACCACCTCTACGCCCCCGATTTAGTAACTTCTCATAATACCTCGAAAGTCAGACGCTTATAGTGTTCGTAACCTCAGCCCTCGCAGTGTGGCATATATCGGCAATAATGTAGCCCTAACGAGTATTTGATTAGCTTCTATTAGCCTACTTCTATATCACTACTTCTATATATAACCCTAGCACAACTGCATAGTAACACCATATTAACATAGCTATACAGCTATGATAACACGAGCTAAGGATATAGCTCATATTAACACAAGGACACATTTAAATAGTTCATTCACTTCAGAAGCGTAGCTTCTGTATTCACTCACTATCATATGTATTGTGTTAATAACAAAGGAAAAGTGCTATTTAATAGCACTTTATACCCATTCACTACCCCTCAGTTGTAGTGACAAATATGTCACCGACGTTGAGTGTAGGGGGGGGATAAGGGGGGGGTCAATCCCCAGACAAATTTTATAAACCCCCTACCCCTCTATTTCTTATGGAGTATGATACATGGCAGAAATCTATACTAGAAACTACTGGCGATATCCTAGCTAACACCGGGAGACAAGTTGGGAAGACTACAATCTTCTCTCACAAAATTGCTAAATATCTACTAGACAATCCTAGTCACCAAGTGATAGTAGTGTCACTTACCGAAGACCAAGCTCAGTTAATAATTGTAATGATTTTAGAGTTCTTAGAAAAAAATTATAAAAAGCTAATTCAGAAAGGGAAGAATAAACCAACGAAGAGTAGAGTTTGGCTCACAAATAAAGCACACGTAATAAGCAGACCTGTTGGAAACACAGGTGATGCAGTTAGAGGATTCACTGGTAACGTTTTATATATTGACGAAGCGAGCGGAATGCCCGAGATGATGTGGAAAGCGAGTATGCCTACTTTGATGACAACGGGCGGGCAGATTTGGATGTCAAGCACACCAAGAGGGAAGTTTATTGCGAATAGTAGTGATAAAAACTTCTTCTTTAAATGTTGGGAGAATACAGAGGATAGGTGGAAAGTCTTCAATATAGATAGTGAAAAGGCAGTGAAAGAAAGAACGATTAGTGATGATTGGACAGAACATAAGAGAGATAAGGCTATAAAATTTTTAGAAAATCAGAAGGCCATACTAAGTGAGATGGAATACGCACAGGAATATCTAGGC